TAGCTATTTAAATGTGGTAGGTTGGGGAGCAAACACTACTCTTGGCACTGCCACTGATCTATCACTAGCTGCAGTACATGCAGGTAAAGGTACAATACAAAGATTGTTACTACAAAAAGAAACAGGAAAAGAAAATATCCGTTTAGCTGGACAGCTTATAAGATCTACTTTATTTAAAGGTAAGGCTTTACTTGATCCTACTATGACTGAGAATGCATTTCAATTAGCTTTAACTAGAAACTCTAAAGCATTAGAAGAGTTAGATAGTACACTTCCCGGTGGTGTAGAAAATGCAACTAAACTTATAACAGGTAAGGAGTATTCTAAGTTAGCGCGTATGATTGACCTTACAAGTGAACAAGCTGTTGATGCTATTCAAGCTGTTACACTGGTTAAAGCACAAGATAGGTTTACTAAGTCTATTGAGTTTACATCTCAAATGGATAAAGCATTACGTCTTAAATTTAATAAAGGTTGGGATGAATTTTATAGTAGTAAAGAGGCTGCAACTATTATGCAGACCAAAGAGTATGCTGCAATAGAAGCATTAGCTGTACAAAAAACACAAGAAGCTATATTTTCTAAGTCTTATAAAGGTCCAGGTACTTTAGGTCAACTAGCTGGAATGATTGAAGATGCAAGAAATATTCCTGGTTTAGGATTAATGGTTCCGTTTGGTAGGTTCTTTAATAATACTGTTGACTTTGCATTACAGTCTAGTGGTCTAGGTCTAGTAGGTAAAGTTACTGGTGGATTCTATAAAGATAAAACTATTAAAGAAATGGGCTTAAAGACTATGGTTGCAGGTGGTTTTACTTACTACTTAGTAGGAGATGAAACTGAAAAACGTAAGCAAGGACTTGGTTTATATGATACTGTTGTAGATGGAGAAGTAATTAATCAACAATTTGATTATCCTTTGTCTGCATTTAAAGCTGCTGCTAGAGTTATATCTTATTATAGAGAAGATGAAAGTCCCCCTCCAGAATTACTAGCACAGATAGCTAAAGATTTTACTCTTGAAGGTATCCTTAGAAACCTAGATCAATCACAAAAAGATATGGCTACACTAATGTATCATACATTTAGAGGCGAGTTAGAACAAGCTACAGATGCATTTTTTAATAACGTTGAAGGGATTGGTTCACAGGTTATTTCTGCAAGCACTAGGTTTGTAGAGCCAGCAAATATTGCTGCAGGAATTGTAAGAGAAGAAGATGCTAGACCAATTGATAGGTATCAAGGTGATAAATTTATCAATGATGCTTTTCGTTATTTTGATAATATCATTCCATTGTTTAAAGGAGAACCAATGGGAGAGACGTTACAGCAAGCAGCAAAGGGTGAGTCTGATGTTACCTCTACTAAGGTAATGGGTATTAGACCTGTAAGACTAACTAATACTCAACGTGTAATGAACATGATGGGGTTAGATACCTTTGGTATTAATGCCGCAAGAAGAATTAGAACTCAAGCACCTAAAGCTGCTAACGAATACAATAGAATTTTATTTGATATTATTGAAGCTAAGTCTACAGCACTTATGAATGGAAGAATATTTAGGTCATTGTCCACTGATGAACAAAGAATAAGATGGAACCGTGAACTTAAGACTTCTAAAAAAGAAGCCCAAGAATTTTTATCTCTTCAATTTTCTGGCCCTAATGATACTATTAGACAGCAGTATGAGATTACTACTAGATATTCTATGCCAAAAATTGATAAAGCTAGACAGGCTTTAGATTTAGAAAAAGATTTATACGAGTTAAATACAACAGAAATAGAGATACTTCAAGCTTACCTTGGGGTAAAAGATAAGCTTGATGTTCTCAAAGTTGACCAAAAAATGTTAGATAACTAGTCCTCTAGCATGTAGTCTGCCCAAGCATAAGACTCTCGCTTAATCTCTGCCATACTCATATTAAGATTATTCATGAGCACTGTCATTGCCTGACCTGCAAAGTATCTACGTGCTGTTATTGGACCTTTAGTAGGTTTAGTTGTTGGCCTCTTGTATGCCTTGGCCTCTTCTTCTAGATTTATTATTGTCTTCATAGTTTTTTACTTTCTCTAAGTTTTTAAAGTAGGCAGTGTCAAAACCAAATTGCCAGTCTCTGTGTTGACGGAATTTAAATTTAACATGGTAGGGGTTAGATAGGTTACCTCTTTTAAAGGCTAAACTTCCTTGCTCCATAGGACTCATTTATGAATCTCCTTCATAGTCTCAACCATTTTGTCTAAGTACCACTGTGCCTTTTGCATATCTTCTACAGGCTTTCCTTTATAAGCATGTCGATGTTGATATTTAATTACGTTGCCGTGGCAGAAGGCTTTAAAGCCCTCTAACCCTAGCGATTGTTTGATATAGTCAATACACTCTATACCATTACCTATAGTGTAGTGTACTGGTTTGTTTACTGTATCAAATTTCATATCGTTCCTTTCAGGTAAGGTCCACTTAGTCAAGGCTTACACACCTTTGTCTACATTAAAGGGAAATGAAGTGCATGTACTTATTGCCTCTGCACTTTTACTTGGTCTTGAATTGTAAAGCCTTATCATATCTGCCTTTCTCCATTGTTGGCAAGACTCTTCATTTATAAAGGCTGTGTTTGGTGAAAATACTATAAAAGTTTTCTCACTTGTTGTTGGTTCTATCATCATCATTACTACTGTGTAAACCCATATCATTTTGTGATATCCTTTCTAGGTTATGTCTACCATTTCACAAACATCACCAGTACATGCCATAGTCTGCATACCTGATGTATTGTCTTCTTGTTCATATGTAGATAGCTTAGTCCAATCAATCTTAACAGGTGATTTGTCTATCATATTATAGAACTCTTCCTTTGTACACTCTTGATATGGTGCTTGTTGATAAGTATGTTCATTGAATGGTAAAAATGACACACCTGACATCTCATCAAAGTAT